ACTATGGAGTTGTTGGGTATCCTGACTTAGGAAATAGAGACTTTGCTATATTAGGATATAGATGTGAAGCCTTCGCATCAGGTGTTAATCCAGATTTCCGATTAATCATACAAAAAGTCCAAGATGATGGAAGTAAACAAATGAGTATTGTAATACTTGAAGATATAGGAGTTGACGCAGATGCTGCAGGCAACCAAATCGTAGATCATGTCAGAACCGGTGGAGACGACAGGTCCTATGATCCTGCTGTTACTGATATATGGGATAACAATACTCAGTTAGTCTTTAAACAATTGGACTTCAATCAATATTTTTCTGGTGGTGAAAACACATTCTTAGCAGAGAATAATGATGAAGGATATATCATAAGAATTGAAGGTGAAGGTGGAGGAATTTCGAACGTTGACTTCATAATTATCCACCTTTATTTCCAAATTATATAAATAAATATGTTCGTGTAAAGGAGAATAAGAATGGCAAAATGGTATAACCCTACAACGTGGGGCGAACAAGAACCTCAAACACTTGATGAATCAATAAGTGCTTTTGAGCAGAAACCAAAACCTAAATTAAGAGACACACTTGCTACGAGAGGTGAAGGTTGGGAAAACATTATGGACATTCCCGGCATTGGCCACGTAGGACTACAGTCATTTAATATGTTTTATAACACCTATATTAATAGGCAGTTTGAAAATGAAGTAGAAAGAATTTTTGAGTATAGAAACATGGCGTATCAAGCAGAGATCGCTGACGTTATTGAAGATGCTGTCAATGAATCAACCCAAGAGGACGACGATGGAAAAACTTTCCATCTTGATATAATTGATAAAGAATTACAAAAGAATGAAAACATTGTTAATAACTTAACAAAACAATTTAATAAACTCTTCATTAATAAACTAGATATGCCTAACTTTGTATGGGAACTTTTCTATAAGTACATGGTTGATGGTAGATGTTACTATGAAAGAATTATAGACACAAGACATCCAAAGAATGGAATAATCGGAATCAAAAGTCTTCCATCTGAAACAATGGATTACATTTATGATCCATTAGCTGGTACAGTAATACTTTACATGCAGTACTTAAAACCAAAACCAAAGAAACCCGCCACCGTTGAAGAAGCAATGAAAAGACATGGTGATGATCTAATTGTTTTTCAACCAGATCAAATTGGTTTTGTTAACTATGGTATCTTTGGTTCAACAAAATACAATATTTTTGGGTACCTTGAAAAAGCAAGGGTCCCATTTAACCAGTTAAAATTACTTGAAACATCAGTAATCATATATAGAATTGTAAGGTCGCCCGAGCGATTCGTTTTCAGAATTGACACAGGCAACATGCCAAGAGATAAAGCCCTAAAGTACGTAGAGAAGATCAAGCAGAAAATGAGTAAAAAGCAGACTTACGATCCTCGCTCGGGCACCCTTACAAACGAACCAGAAATTATGAGCATCCTTGAAAACTTTTATCTACCTCAGTCCGCTGAAGGTAGAGGTAGTCAAATTGAATCCATTGGTGGATTCTCACCAGGCTTTACAGAGCTTGATGACATTTACTACTTCGCAAGGAAACTCTATCGAGCATTGAAATATCCGGCTTCACGTGTCCAAGCCGCACAAGAAAGTAGATCAGCAGATATTACTTTTAATCAAGGCGACACAGGTACAATTTCAAGGGATGAAATCAAATGGAGTAAGTTCCTTGAAAGACAACAAAAGAAATTCTGTCAAGATTTTACAGATATGTTTCTACTTCATTTGAACTTTTTAGGTATTAAAAAACAATATGGATTAGATTCAGAAAAAATCAAAGTATCTATGAACGCACCGTCAAGATACAAAGAACAAATGGATCAAAGTTTCTTAAGTACTCGTTTTGATAACTATACTGCATTAGCTGATAGAGAAGAAATGAGTAAGTCATATCTTATGAAAAGATATTTGAAATGGGATGATGAAGAAATCAAAGCCAACGTTGAAGGCATGAAGAAAGACAAAGAGCTAGGATTCAGAGTAGAAGAAGGAGGCGGAGGTTCATGGTAAAACATTTAAAAGAAGATAAATACAAAGGAGGAGAAAATTGTTATGACAGTAGATAATGAACAAATTAAAAAAGCTTTAGATCATTTTGAGAATGACGAGTTTGTGGATGCTAAAGAAATTTTACAAAAGGAAATTCTTAAAGCCAAGAATGACCATTTAAAAAATAAGTTGGAACTCAAAGGCGATGCTGATTCAAGAGTAGAAGAACCAGCAGAAAAAGAGGCCGACACAGAGGAGTAAAAAAATGATGACAAAGGCAAAACTTATTACTGAAGTTAGCCATGATTTTGAAGTATCAGAATCCAAGGCAGGGGGCACGCACATCGTTGGTATCTTTAGCTCCGCGGAACTAGAAAACAACAACAAGAGAAGATATAAAAAGTCCATCTTGGAAAGAGAAGTTAAAAAGGTATCTGAAAAGATCACTGGAGAAAATAATTCTCTTTGGGGTGAGCTAGGACATCCACCGAATCCAGAAGTAAACCCAGACAAAATTGCTATCTTAACCACAAAATTAGAGTGGAGAGGAAATGACGTATTTGGGAAAGCAAAAGTACTTGATACCCCAATGGGTAATATAGCAAAGACTCTCATTAAAGAGGGCAGTATGGGTATTAGTTCAAGAGGTTTAGGAACTGTTGCGGATGACGGATATGTCAATGAGGATTATAACTTAATTTGTTGGGACTTAGTAACTGACCCATCAAATAGTCCATCATGGGTAAATGGTATCTATGAAGGTAGAACATGGGAATTAGAAATCCCGGATAGACCACTAACACAGGATGAACAGTTAGTAGAAGCACAAGAACATTTCAAAAGTCACTTATGGCAAGTGATTGAAAAAATTGAAAAGAGTCTCTAAACATAATAAAGACATATATTACCGTACGTTTCTGTAACTAAACGTACGTATAAATAAATACAAATGAAGTAAAAATATAATAGGAGGGAAATAGCATGGATAAACTTCTTGAAATACTTGGCGCTAACAAACTTAATGAAGAAGCGCAGGGCCAAGTAAAAGAAAGGCTTGAAACACTCATCGAAGTGAAAGCTCAGGAACTTTCCAGCAGCAAACTTCAGGAAGCAAAGGAACAGCTAGTCGAGTCCTACGAAACCAAATTTGAAGAATATAAAGAAGACATTACTTCTAAGTTCTCTAATTTCGTCGACTCAGTACTGGAAGAAGAAATGACAATTCCAGACAAAGTTCTTGAATTTGCAAAGAAAGGAGAGTTGTATCACGACTTGATCGAACAATTTAAAATCAGATTAAGCGTTGACGAAGGATTGCTGGACGATGAAGTAAAAGGTTTATTGAAAGAAGCTAAGTCAGAAATTCTTAAGCTTCGCGGTAACCTTGATGAAAGTATTGCTAAACAACTTGAAACCATCAATGATGCACAAGAGTTAGCAGCAGAACTTTATCTTAGAAGGAAATGTGATGGTCTTACAGAAGGTCAAAAGAAAAGAGTACTTGAAATGCTTTCGGGCATAAAAGACAGAGCAGAAATTGACCGCAAGTTTGACATCGTCCTTGAAACTTATGACAATAAGGATAAAGAGGAAGAAGAAGACGAAGATAAAGAGGAAGAAGAAGATAAGGACAAGAAGGAAGAGGAAGAAGATAAGGAAGAAGAAGAAGAAGACGAGAAAGATAAGAAAGATAAGAAAGACGTGAAGGAAGGCAAAGACACAGATGATGATCTGAATGAAGATAGCCCCTTCAAACAACACCTAAATCAATATGTACAAATATTGAAAGAAGGTAAATTTTAAAAGCAGTAAAATATTAAGGAGGAAAACAACATGGACGTTAGAGACCTAGTCAAAAAATGGGAAGGTGTTCTCAGTGAGGGTTCGGACATTAAGTCTGATAAAGTAAAGAAAAGTACTGCCATCATGTTAGAGAATCAACACAACTACCTCATGGAGCAAACCGCTTGGGGTAATGACTCATTTGGTACTGGTGACGGTCGTGGTCTGGCTAATTGGCCAACCTCAGGTATGTTTAACAAAATCGCAGTTCCGATGGTTAGACGTACTTTCCCAGAATTAGTTGCCCATCAACTAGTTGGTGTTCAACCTTTAACCGGTCCTGTAGGACTTGCTTTTGCCCTAAGGTTTAGAGCAGGTACGACAGCCGGAAGTTATGTAGCAAACGTTACAGAACTTGGTTACAATACCATCGACAGCACTTATTCAGGTTCTTATATCACCTCCGCTGGTGAAGCTTTAGGTTCTAAAGCTGGTAGCGGTGTAGGGGATGATATTGGACTTGGTGTAGGTTCTGGACAACATATTCGCGAAGTCAACTTGACCGTTGAAAAAGTACAAATTGAAGCAAAAACCCGTAAACTCAGAAGCCGTTGGTCCCTCGAAGTCGCTCAAGACTTGAAAGCTATGCACGGTCTTGACCTTGAGGAAGAAATGATGGATATTCTGGCTTACGAAATTACCCAAGAAATCGACCGTGAATTGATCGCAGCAATCGACGCTACTGTAACAGGTATCGTAGGTTATGACACAAACTGGGACTTTTTGGCATCAGCTCAAGGAGTTAAAGGTAGATGGGAGATGGAGCGTTATCGTGAATTATATCACAATATTATCCGTAAAACCCAAGACATTGCAATCAACACACGTAGAGGATCAGGTAATTGGATCGTAGGTAACCCACGAGGCGTTGCTATTCTTGAAACACTGGCAGCTTTCACAATTGCCCCAGTTCCAAGTGATGTAACAACCCAACCAACTGGTGTATCCAGGATAGGTTCCCTTGACGGAAGATTAGTAGTTTACCGTGATACTTTCGAAAGTAGAGATCAATTCATTATCGGCTATAAAGGCCCAAGTGAATACGATACTGGTGTAATTTATTTACCTTACATTCAGCTACTCGCAAGTAAAGCAGTATTCGAAAATTCATTCCATCCAACCGTAGGTTTGATGAGTCGTTATGCGATTCACAACCATATGTTCGGAGCAAGAGAATACTACCAGAAGATCAACCTAGTGAATATTCCGCAATAATCACTAAATAAAATAAAAAAGGCGGTGGACTTCGGTTCACCGCCTTTTTTTTTGCCCGAAATTTACAATCAACTATTTTTGTAGTATAATATAAATATCTGTGCAGGAGGAATAAAAAGCATGGAAATAAACAGAGATAATTTATCAGACGTATTTGATATGGATGAAATAGAAAGAGATGTAGAACGTCTTACCCTCGTTTCGAAAACAGACCCGGAAGAGTCATTGAAAGAGAACATTGACAGAGCGAATAGGATATTGGATAGGGTAGAAAACGAACTAGAAAACGGTAACTTTACTGCAAGGATGGTAGAGGTAGCCGGAAACATTCTCAATACTGTAACAAACTCTAGCAAGGAATTGATTACCAATATTAACTATAAGAAGTATTTACAAATTCGCGAGTCTATGGTAAAATATAAGTATGATGAATTGGAAGCCAAGCAACAGAAATTTCGTTCTCCAACAAGTCAAAACATTATCGTCTCCAACAGGGAAGATATAATGAAGCTAATAAACGGAGAAGTGGAACAAATTGAAGACACCAACTAAAAACAAGAAAGGAAAAAATGTTATGTTCGAAAACAACGCCGATTTTATGCAAGTAATTCTTGACCAGCAAAAAGGAACTGGTTTCAAGGAATGGGAAGGAACTGCTATCGACTACTTAGGTGAAGTCGAAAAAAGACCGGAAATCGCAAATTTCTCACCCGGCAGAATCTATAATATGATTATGAAGGTTGGGACCACACCGGTAAAAGAAGAATTAAAAACAAGAGGTTATGAGGACTTAGTTCAATATAACTTCTTCAAGGATAAAATTTTCGGTACCCTTGAACCAATCCATGATCTTATGAGATTTTTGAAAGCCGCCGCAAGAAGAACCGAAACTGGTAAAAGGATTCTTATCATGGTTGGTCCTGTATCTTCAGGTAAATCAACTATAGCTTCCTTAATCAAAAGAGGATTAGAAAAAGATTGTACCCCAAAGTTTGCAATCAAAGGCTGTCCTATTCACGAAGAAGCACTTCACTTAATTCCACTTGATGATCGACCATACTGGGAAGATCGACTTGGAGTTAAAATTGAAGGTACCCTTTGCCCAGTTTGTATGCAGATGTTGGATGAAAAGTATACAGAAGAAGTGGATGGTGAAGAAGGAAAAATCGTTCAATGGCATAGTGTCCCGGTTGAAGCTGTTAAAATCAGCGAACAACGGAGAACATGTATCGGTACATTCCAACCAAGTGATCCAAAATCACAGGACATTACCGAGTTAATTGGTCGAGTTGACATGACTCAAATGGCTCGTTGGGGTGAAACTGACCCACGAGCATATAAGTTTGATGGTGAACTTCAAGTTGCCAATGGTGGCATGATTGAGTACATCGAAATTTTGAAAGCCGATACGAAATTTCACTATGTTCTTATCACCGCCGCACAAGAACAGGTTATCAAAGCACCTGGTTTCCCGCAGATGTATATTGATACTTTGATTCTGTCTCACACAAACCAGACAGAGTTTGACTCATTCAAATCGGACAAAAAGAATGAGGCTCTGCATGACAGGATGTACAAAGTACATGTACCATGGAACTTAAGAGTGGATGATGAAATTAAGATTTATCAAAAGATGATTAATGAGTCTGATTTCAGAAGCATCCACATCGCCCCTGGAACTCTAAGGGTTGCCGCCGAGTTTGCAGTACTTTCAAGGTTGACCAAGTCAACTAAAGTTTCCAACAAAATCACCAAGATGAAACTCTACAATGGAGAAATTCCAACAGAGTTTAAAAAGACTGACATAGATATTAAGAAGTTAAGAGAAGAAGGACGAGATCAGGGTGAGGGTATGTACGGTATTTCACCAAGGTTCGTTATCAATGCTCTTAACCTCGCTCTTGGTGCCAAAGAAGAAAAGAAGTGTATCAATCCGATTGACATGATTAGAGCACTTAGAGATAACTTCGACCATCACATTGGTATCGCTGATGAAGATGTCGAAACCTTTATGAATATTCTGACTGGTAACAAAGAGTCAGTCGCCGCTGAGTATAAAGACTGGGCCAAAAAAGAAGTCAACATGGCTTTCTTATGGGCCTATGATGAACAAGCTCAGGAACTTTTTGAAAGGTATATGACAAATGCTGTCGGTTTCTGTAAGAACGAACAGATCAAGGATTCAGTTACCGAAGAGTATCATACACCCGATGAAAAGATTATGAGGTCTATTGAAGAACTTATCGGAGTTCCGATGGAGGCAAGAAAAGAATTTAGAAATGGAATTTTCGTTTATAAATCTGACTTCTTGTCCGAAGGTAAGGACTTCACTTACAAAGATTACGATCCTTTGAGAGAAGGTATTGAAAAGAAGTTAATGGGTGATTTGAAAAATGTTGTATCTCTTTCAATTGCCGATACAGCAAGTACTAATCCGAAGTCTAAAGAAAGAAGGTCAGCCGCCCTTGAAATCCTGATTGAAAAGGGATACTGTGAAAAATGCGCGAGCATGTTGCTTTCCTTTATAGGAGAAGTACTCAGGAAGGAAGACTAAAATAAATAGCAGACCAGAAATCCGTTGAGCTATTGGAGGTGAAAACCCCAGAGAAACCTCTGGGGTTTTCTTATTTGAAGTGAAGTAATTTACATTCAAATACCGTTGTGATATAATACAGTATGAATAAGAAAATTATAAATTTTGTTTTTACAATTCTTCTTATAAAGGTGTTTGTCACATCTGGAAGTGGGATAGGATTCGCTTTATTCCTATTATTTTTCTGTGCTGACTGGTTTATAGTATTGTGGTTAACCGATAAACTTAATTACGAAAGGAAACAAGATGAAACTCTACAAGGAAAACACAGGGTTTTTCATAAACATGGCTTTCTGGACATTGGCCATATTCACCGATCCGATTTGGATGCTGATTAAAGAAATGGGACCGGCTTGCCTTATTCTGCCGGCTTTTTTCGGATTACTTCTTGGACATTGGGAAGCAGATATTGATTGGACAATATAATGAGAATAATAACTTTATTAACATATATGGGCATATCATTCTATAATGCTCTCATAGAAGGATGGACTGCATTGAAATCCATGTGGATGTGTTTAGTGTGGATGGCAAATCTCTGCACCTATGAAGTAGAAATAGAGGATGAAGAAGGTAATATAATTCATCACTTCCCACAATTAAATCATGGAGACAACGAATGAAAATTGAAGTTACTTTAACTGTAGTAGAAAATGAGGCAGTTGAATATACTATCACAACAGGTGGAGAAACCTGGGCTGATATTCATACTATAATTGATAATGCCGAAGACATAAATCTTCGTAAAAACAAAACTCAAAGGAAAAAAGTACTTGGGTTTATAGAAAACGGAAAGAAAAATGAAAGGAAAAGATAAATGACAACGGTTTTTCATGACGACTGGGATTTAAGTGAGAAAGGTAAAAAGGATGCCGAACGTCACCAAGATAAAATCGACGATGCCATTCGAAAGAATGTTCGTGATGTTATTGGTGAGGAGTCAATCATTACTCAAAAGGGTAAACGAAAAGTTCGAATCCCTGTAAAGGGTATGAAAGATTACAAATTCGTTCATGGTGATAACAAAGGACCCACCGCCGGTGTTGGACAGGGTGATGGAGAAGCCGGTGATATTATTGGTCAAAGACCAAGACAAGATGGTAATGGTGATCCGGGTAAACCTGGTGACCAAAGAGGTGAAGACTATATGGAAGCAGAAGTCGATATTGACTACCTGCTTAAAATAATGTTCGAGGACCTTGGTCTACCCTGGATTGAGGAGAAGACTAAAGCCGCACAAATGGTTCCTAAAGGATGGAAGTTTGAAACAATTTCCAAAAAAGGTATCATGCCGAGGCTACATAAGAAAAGAACTATGATGGAGGCAGTCAAACGAAATATCATGTTGGCCGCTGAAATTATGAGAGTAACCGGTGTTGATGAGCCAACAGCATACAAGGCTTTGAACCAAGCCTTCGGTGATGTAAATTATGCTATTGACATCATTGAAAAGGATGAAGTCACATCAGATCAAGATACATTAGTTATCAATGAGGATGACTTACGATACAAACAAATTGAGCAGGATGTTGAATATCATTCTAATGCTGTAGTCATAGCAATGATGGATGTATCTTACTCAATGGGTAGAGAAAAGAAGTACTTATGTAGAAGTCTTCTTTTCTGGTTGACTGAGTTCTTAAAGAAACGATATGACCATGTAGAAATTAAATTCATTCAGCATACAACAGAAGCACTAGTTGTTGATGAAGATACATTCTTTCACACTCATACAACTGGTGGTACCATGTGTTATACTGCTTTCGAAAGAGCTAACTACATGATCGACACCGAATATCCTCTGAATGAATGGAATGTATACTGTATCTATGTTGGTGATGGTGAGGATTTTGAACCAAAGAAAACTGTTACTCATATAGATATTATGCTTAAGAAAGAAATCAACATGTTAGGTTATGTTGAAATTGATCTTGACCATGAAGAAGATGATAGTTTTGGTTATAGAGATATGATGCGAACTCTTCTGGTAGAAATTAAAAAGAAATGGAACTTCTTCCATAACCGTGAGAAGCAAACTGACTTCTATAAAAATGAGAAGAAAAGATTCCTTTGTGCAGTCATTCGAAACAAAACCCATGTGTGGCCAGCCTTGAAACACATGCTATTTGAAAAGGAGAAGAAATAATGGAAATATTAAAAGAAAAACAATTAGACAGTGGTGATTATCTATGGGATATAGAATGCACTGAAGAAGAAATTGTACACTTCAGAGCATATGCACTGGAAAAAGGACAGAAAATCCAGGACATGAGCGACGAGGAAATAATCCAATTCTCTGTCTTGGGAATGTTAAAAGAACAGATTGATAAAGACGAAAGGATTGAAAATGAACAAGACTGAGCTACAACGACTTGTAAAAATAGAGGATAGGATATATCAGATCGCGAAAGATTTTGGACTTGACTTCTGTGATATTGAATTTGATATTATTCCAGACCAGAAAATGCTAGAGATTATGGCTTATCGAATCCCTGGTAACATTTCAAACTGGAAATATGGTCGTGACTATGAACGACTCAGAACTATCCATGAAAAAGTTCATGCTGGTCTTCCATTAGAAGTCGTTATAAACTCAGACCCATCAAGAGCATATCTGATGAAAGACAATACTCTCGCAATCCAAGCACTAGTCATGGCCCATGTTGTTGGTCACGTTGCTTTCTTCACAATGAATAAGTACTTTCAAAATACAAATAAGGATATTATTCCTTATTTGAGTGAAGCAACAAAACGATTTAACAAATATGAAAGAATGTATGGCATAAATGAGGTTGAAAGAATAATTGATGCTGGTCATTCAATTCAGTTTCACTCAAGTCCATTTGATAACGAAACTGAAGATGAAAAAAGAGATAGAATATATGAACAAAAAATGAAACAGGCTCACACTAAAAGAGCTACTGAATTTGAGGATATTGTTCCTGTTGATGAGTCATACAAAGATATGGATGTTTCTCTTTTCAATCAACGACTATGGAGAGCATTGAAGTTAAAGACACCGATTGAACCAACTGAAGATTTATTGAGATACATAATTGATAACTCCAATTCTCTTGAAAACTGGCAAAAGGATGTTCTTGAAACAATGAGGGGAGAAGGTAGATACTTCTGGCCTCAAATGAGAACGAAGTATATGAACGAAGGTTTCGCAACTTTCTGGCATGAAAAAATTATGAAGCAATTGTTTGATGAAGAGTTGCTTAACATGACAGACCATGCTCAGTATAACTTTTCTAACTCGCTAGTCAAGGCCGCTAACAGAACAGCCTTGAATCCATATCTTGTTGGTTCCAAAATGTGGGAAGATATAGTAAACAGATGGGACAAAGGTAGACATGGCAGAGAATGGAACCAATGCAATGATAGAAAACAAAAAGAAGTCTGGGACAAGCATGACATGAAAGGCAAGGAGAAAATGTTCGAAATAATGAGGACCCATACAGACTGGCTCTTTATGAAAGGATATTTAACTCCAGATTTGGTTGATGAAATGGAACTTTACATCTTTGTTGAAAGAACAACTCCAATGACTGAGGACTTAGTCATTACAAAACAAAGAGCTGAGAAAATTGCTGAATTGATTATAACAAGTTTCACTCATAGTCATGTACCGAAGGTTGAAGTCACAGATGGAAACTACGATCAAAAAGGATATTTGTTCTTGACTCACAGATGGTCCGGAGCAAACCTCAAACAGGATTACTGTAAAAAGACCTTGCAACATATTGCTAACATTTGGGGAACCAACTGTTATCTTGAATCAAAAGATGGTCCTGATAAAAGATTATTATATAAGGTTGAAAGAAAAGCAAAACTTGGTGGTCCATCAAAAACCGGCCAACCACCATTAAATACTCCACCATCAAGTAATGTTTGGTCTACAATGACTGTTTCTGAATAAAAAAAACCCTGTATTTCTGCTAAATAACTAAGTATAGATACAGGGTTTTTTATGCCCTAAAGTTGTAACTTGGGGAGAAAGGAATGGCAATAAGATATGATGAGCAGTATGTAAAGAGACCAAGGGCAGAGCTAGAGTATGAACCAGATCAGATAATTGAACTACAAAAATGTATGGCGAGTGTAACGTACTTCCTTAAATACGTTAAGATTGTAAATCCAGATAAAGGGGAAATTTTATTCGAACCCAGAGATTATCAATGGGAACTCCTGGAAAAATTCCAGAAGCATAGATTCAATGTTGGATTATGTTCAAGACAGTCTGGTAAAACTACTATCGTTTCTGCTTATGTTCTATGGTATGCTATTTTTCATGCAGATAAAAATATAGGTATTGTTTCAAATAAAGAGTCAAGTGCTAAGATGATTCTAGCAAGACTCAAAAGAATGTATGAGTCATTACCAATTTGGTTAAAGCCAGGTGTTACTGAGTACTCAAAAACATTTACTACGTTCGATAATGGAACAAGAATAGTTATATCAGCAACCTCACCCGATGCCTTTCGTGGTGAGTCAATGAACCTACTATGTTGCGACGAGTTCGCATTCGTCCCCAGTATAGCAGCCGAAGACTTCTGGGCTGCTAACTATCCTACCATTTCCGCATCCAAAGAAGCAAAAATCATAATCATATCCACTCCAAATGGTTTGTTCAATATATTCCATAGAATATGGTCCCAGGCCAAAGCAGGTCTAAATACTTTTGTTACCACAAAAGTAAGCTATGAAAGAGTGCCAGGCAGAGATGAAGAGTGGGCAAAAGAACAGGTCAAAAACCTTGGAATGTTAAAATTCAATCAAGAGTTTGCAGTTGAGTTCATTGGTTCTACAAATACCGTTCTTAACTCAGAAACTATTAAAGTACTTTTGGCTTCTCATAAAGACCCTAACTACATGGACTTAGAAGATAGATTAAGAATTTGGGAGAAACCAAAAGAAAGATCAGTATATGCCATGGGAGTAGACCCATCAAAAGGAACAGGTGAACACTGGTCTACAATACAGATTTTTGAAATAATATCTTTAAATCCTGTAAGAATGGATCAGGTTGCCGTGTTCGAACATAACTTAACCGATGTATATGACTTCTGTGATATAATTGATAGACTCTCAATGTACTATAACGGCGCATATATTATGTGTGAAAATAATGGTGAGGGTTCAGCAGTTATTCAAAGACTATGGTGGGATATAGAAAATGAAAATCTAGTTAACTCTGGTGCTAAGACAGCAAGCCTTGGTATTAGAGCTTCAAGAATAACAAAACCAAAAGCTGTTTTACTTATGAAGAAACTTATTGAAGATGGTAGTGTAAAAATAATTGACAAAAACACCATCGAACAACTCAGTTCTTTTATTGAAGAAAAAAACAAATTCTTTGGTAAAGATAAACCAGATGACTTAGTCGCCGCTCTTTATTGGTGTTTATACTTATTAGAAATGGACATCCTTGATGAAAGTTATGGGTTTATTAAAAGAGAAGACGATGAAGATGGATGGGGTGTCTTATCAGACGTAGAATCAGACGTAGAAGATTGGACTTGGTTGACAGACACGGAAGTTTTTGAATAAATAGATAAATAGAAATAAGAGGAAACAAAATGTCTTTAACAAAACAACAATTAGCAGAAAACATAAAACGTAGACTGGGTTATCCTATGGTAAAAGTAGAACTTCATCCACGACAGATTGAAGATGCGATTGACTATGCCCGTGATAAGTTTATCAAGTGGGCCACAGGTCAAGCAACATCTGAAACATTTCTTACTATGTTACTTTCCGGTGGTCAAAACTTTTATGACTTACCAGTTGGCGTAACTGAAGTTTTATCTTATGATGATAAAGGATCATCATGGGGAATTAATACATTATTTACTATTGATAATTACTTATACAGTAGAGGAGTATTTGATCCTATAATTTGGGGATCAGGTGGTGATTATAACCTAATTTCATATCACATTGCTAGAGATTTTTTAGATACTCTTTCAAAATACACACCGAGTGTGTATAACTGGAAGTATCATAGATTTACAAATCAAATGGAAATTCATCCAAAACCACCATGTGGAAATGCTTTAGATGTTCCTATAAGTGGAAGTGAATGTGATGACACTATTACTTATGGCACCGCTGACTCACCTGGGTATGTATTATTAAGAACTTATATGATGGAAGGAAGTCAATATGCTAACACAGATAGAGGATGGGCGCCATTAGATAGCTTTGAAAATTTCTATACAAGCGATTGGATTTTTGACTATGCTCTTGCCGAATGCAAAATAGTACTCGGTAGGATAAGAACCAAATTTGCACAATTCGCGTCAATAGGAAATACTGGTATAGCTTTAGATGGAGACGCCCTCCTTAGCGAGGGTATAGAAGAAAAACGAGAACTTAAAGAAACACTACAATTAGAAGAAGTATGGGATGGCCTTGGTATATCCATGGCCTAAAGGAGATAAAATGTCAGAATTAAGCGCATATGAAAAAATGTTAAAAGATGGAACGGCTTTTAAACAAATAAAGATAGAACAACCAACACCTGATAACCCGGATGGTGGTATGGGTAGAGGAGCCGATCCAGATCGTGAAATAGACTACAGTGTATTCGACGACCACATGAAAGGCGTGATACAGGAAAAAATAGAAGCAAAGAAAGCGGCAGCCGGAACACCAGAAAGACCAGGTCCACCGCCTTCACCACAACAAGGTGATAAAATGGCAAGACTTGAAAGGAGAATTGAACTTCTTGAACAAGCACTCAGCCTTGTAATGGAAACTCAAACCAAATTAATGAGAGGATAAATTGGGTAAAGCAGCAAGACAAAGACGGCCTGATTGGCAGTTATATGACATTAGACATAATGTTGAACACGACTTATTTGAAGGTTATATAACCGAGTTCACAGACATTTCTGGTATAGTATGTGATTATTATATTAGAGATAGGAGAGTAGAGTTAGATACTCTTTATGGTGAGTCAACTAATACTAATTACTTGAAGCCATTAAAGACCAAACTTATCTATGAACCAACAGAAGAACCAACTCTAACAAGAGGGTTTGGTATTCATTCAGAAGAAGCAATTCAATATGCTTCAGTTCCAAAATTTACTTTCACTCGCGATGTAAGCGCTGGTTATCACCCGATTCCAGGAGACGTTCTTGTAACACTCTGGAATAATAGAGCATATGAAATAGCAGATGTTGCTGAAGAAGAACATATTTTTCAACTCAAAAAATTCATTTGGGGTTTTATACTTAGAGCATATAGATTCAGCGATCAATCAGATGCAGCAGTTGGACTTCAAACAACCGTTGGCGCTGAAGAACCTTTCAGAGATTTTAGAGAACCAACAGATAAAGATATTGATACGTTTACAGAACCACTTACAGCTTTCGGGGATAATGAGTGGTTAGAAGACGAGAGTGAAGATATATATGACTACGAAGGAATAGATACCAGTGTATATGGTTACTAGGAGATAAAATGAGATTAAGAATGTTTTTAGAAGGCAAGATGAAACAACTTCATATGGAAATTACGAATTTCCTAAAGAAGAATCCAAAACCAAAGGATACAGAAATTCACGCTCTTGCTGAAAAATTAGGAATGGACCCACATAAATTTGAAGAACAAGTTTATATGATACTTGGTGAGCTACTTAAAAAAGAAGATAAAATCCCGGGTGGTAGAGCAGATAAAATGACAGCAAAAGATATTGCTGATAAACATAAAGTTTCAGTTGAAGAAATTGAAAAACAAATAGCCATGGGTGTAAAAGTAGAAATGGAACATGTTGATAGTAAAGATTTAGCAAGAGAAATTTCTTTGGATCATCTTGAAGAAATGCCAGACTACTATACCAGATTAGCAAAAATGGAAAAGGAAGGTGGTGTATCACATGAGTAAAGATATATTAAGTAAAATTAATAAGCTTCTAATAGAAGAAGTTGACATGGGTAAATGGAAATGTCCATGTGGATGGGTCTATGATCCAAAAGATCATGGAGGAAAACCATTTAGTGAATGGCCAGGTCCATGTCCAGAAAGCGGTACACCAAAAAGTAAATTTAAAAAGTTAGGCGATTAATGAAAGGTTATTACTACTATGAAGTAATCAGGAAAATGACTATCCAATTTCTTGATGCTTTCAATGATATACAAGTTAAAAGATTGCAGCCAGATAGCAGTACTGTAAGAGAGCTAGTACATGTTCCAATTAAGCTTGCGGTAAAAGAAAAATTCTGGTATTGGCTACAAGAACGTAAAGACGATGAAGTACTTCCAATGATAACTACTTGGTTGAGTACAATTGATTATGCTTCTGATAGACAAGTCAATACCTTTTATGAGTTATGCAAAAGTACTGATCCCGAAACTGGGACTTATGAAAAGTTTCCACATCCAACACCATATAACTTTACTTACTCTATGAACATTTGGTCCCTTTATCTATCTGATATTGACCAGATACTGGAACAAATTCTACCGTTCTTTGCACCACATATTTTTATACGTATTCGTATAGATGAATTAGATATTGAATATGATATTAAAGTTATCTTTCAAAGCTGCACACCAGAACTAAGCCTTGAAATGCCTGACGACCAATACAGAGTAGTTAATTACTCACTTGAATTTGTTGCTCAAGCCTGGTTATTTAAACCAGCTGTAGAAGAAGGCGGTCTGATAAATTGTATATACACAAATTACTTTCCAACAGTAGAAGGATTTGCTAGATCACTCACAGACACATCAAGTACTTTTTCATCTGGTGCTTCCGGTGGCGAGGCAACACAACTTTGTTGTTATTACGACCCAGATGCACAAATCATATGTGATTATGAAACGTTTGGGCCTGGTGAATCATCAGGTGATGCCTGTCAGGAGGATACATAATGCCATTAGTTTGCGCCGATAGTGGATTGGTAAATTTGGGTAAAGCGACACCAAGTAACTATGAGTTAATCATTCCAAAAATACCAACAGAAACTACAATATCTGCAATCAATCCACTCATACTAAATATTTTTAGTACTGTTATACCTAGTGTTTCCATAGCCGAAGAAGTATTGAGTTATCAAGCGGCCCAGACAAAACGTGCACAGGGACCATTGGTCTATGAACAAATGTCAGTGAGTTTTGTCGTTGACTCTTTATTTGCAGACTGGAAAATTTTAGTAAACTGGTTGAAGTATATAAATGATAACTCAGAAAAAATGGCAGAGCTGCATAAAGAATATTCAGTAGACGCAACGCTTGCAATTACTGATAACTACAGACAACCACTTATGGCTATAAGATTTGTAAGCCTCTGGCCTATAACTGTAGCTGAAGTAGGATTGAGTCAAAGAGAAGGTGAGAGCCAGTTAGAATGTTCAGCGACATTCAACTACGATTACTTTTTAATAGAAGATTAATAAAAACTATAAATATGACTAAATATAAATAGTAAAGTGAACAAAAGCTTGCCTGAGAAATTCAGGCATAAGGAGGAAAGAAATGGCACTATACTTAAGCCCACTAGTAGATGTCAACGAGATTGACCTATCTACTACAATTCCAGCTGTGGCAACCTCCATAGGTGTATTGGTTTTAAGAAATACATGGAAAGGTCCGGAACTAAAAAGACAACTAGTAAACAATATAGATGAGTTGATTGAGATATTTGGTGAACCAGAAGATGCATCATATCAAGATATTTTTTCTGGTATAGGATTCTTGAAATATGGTATTAATTTGTATTGCACAAGAGCATTAGCTCCAAGTGCAACATTTGCTGGTCTATATGGAATAACAGCATCAGCAGGAACACTAACCCAATATACTTCTGGAAATGCTTATCAATTAAGTGACTTCGCATCAGAGGACTCAGATGAGTTCAATAACGAAAGCACTGTATTTGATCCAGGCAGGCCAGACTTTGGAGCCGAAGTAGCTTTCATTGCGAAGGACAGAGGTGAATGGGGTGACTACGTACAAATAGCTTATGTAGGCAGAGATGTTTATAACGGTGTTAGAAGAACTAGTGATGGATCATCAGGAGGAGGAACATCCGCTGCATCGTTAGGTATTTCAGCAAGTCTTTATGATGATATTGCTGATATTGATAAAGCCTTTAACACTGATGATTCCGGGAAAAAACAATTCTTAGTAATTGTAAGAACAGCACAACAAGAAGACTTGAATCTAAATCCTGTTCCTTATCAAGTAGTAGAGTCTCATTTAGTATCAACGGACCCACGATCCATTGATGATGGAGGCCAAAATACATATGCACCAATTTGGATTAACATAGTTTCAGATGTTATAAGAATGGCTGCATCACAGTCTGCGGGCTTTGATAATAAAAACATGAGTGCTGTTTATACAGCTGACTACTCAAATATGGGTGGGGGTGTAAGAGATCAAGGAGATTCTGTAACTGACGCAGATATTATAGAAGCCTATGAGTTATACTGTGACCCAGAAGTAGTAGATGTTAACATCTTTATTGATGGAGCCAAATCAACAACTGTTCAAACAGAAATCGCAGCTATTTGCGAGAGTAGAGCAGATGCAATGGCCTGTCTTGATGTACCATACTCACTAGTAGTATTTAATAAAGGAAACGAAGCAACAGATTGTAGAGATTTTAGAATTGGAGAACATAGTACTTATAACTTAAATCTAAATACAAGTTATGCAGCACTATATGCTCAATGGCTAAATGTATATGATAAATGGAATGCAGTATACCGTTGGGTACCATCTTCGGGATACGCTGCAGGAATTTTCGCAAACACAGATGATGTAACCGATCCTTGGTTTGCACCTGCAGGACTCAACAGAGGTATTCTAAATAATATTAGAAAGCTAGCTTGGAATCCAACTCTTGGTGAAAGAGATATTCTTTACAAGAACGGTTTGAATCCAATTGTATCATTCGCCGGACAAGGAAAAGTTGTCTGGGGTCAAAAAGATATGCTGGATAGGAACTCTGCTTTTAATAGAATTAACGTTAGAAGATTATTTATGATTATAGGAAAATCAGTATCAACAGCATTGAAGTACTTTCTATTCGAACCTAATGACTCATTCACAAGGTTACAAATTATCAACATGGTCGATCCTTTCCTTAGAGATATTAAGGGTAGAAGGGGAGTCTATGACTACATGATAGTTTGTGATGAAAGAAATAACACACCAGAAAGAATAGATAGAAACGAATTGTGGTGTGACATTTACATCAAACCTACAAGAGCAGCAGAATTTATAGTACTTAACTTAATAGCTACCAAGACTGGAGCATCATTCACAGAATTGATAGCGGCACAATCACCACAATAATAAAAATGGGGGAGAACACTCTCCCCCAAGTAACAAATAGGAGAGCAAAATAAAATGCCATCATTAGATAGTTTCAATATTGAAAAATTCAAAGCAAAGTTTGGAGACGGAGCGAAAGGTTCCCTGTTCTATTTTCAGCCTCAATGGCCAGCCGGTGTAGAAACTTCATTGAGTCCAGAAGATGTTATTTATTTGGTTAAAACGGCAACGATTCCAGATACGACACTCGACGAAGCAACTATCAACTGGCAAGGATTTGACTACAAGTATGCAACTAAACATACATATGCCGACCTAGCAGTAACATTCTATGTAGACTTAGAAGCAAAAGTAAGAATGTTATTTGAAAACTGGTCAAATCTAGTACATGATCCTTTATCAAATGTATGGGCGACAACAGCCGAGTATATGATGGATCAAAAACTACAGATGGTTGGTTATCAAGGTCAAACAATTATGGAATTTACTATGCACCACGCATATCCAAAAGCAATTGGAACAATTGCTATGGATTATGCTTCAAATGAATATCTTACATTTGATGTAACATTTTCATATCTATACCATACATTGTCGTTCAACGAAACAGGTGGAGCAGTAAACGTATAAAATAAATAAGTGAGGTAAAAAATGTTAGAACAACAACAAAAGCAACAAGCAAAGTTCCGTAATATACTTAATGTGTATAGTTTCACTTGTGAGTTACCAGGCTCAGGTGAAGAAGTAGAATTTAAACCATTAACAACCGGACAACTAAAAAGACTTTTAACATATGAAAACGAAAAAAATCCGGCCATTCAAGAAAACGCAATAGATGAAATAATTAACTCAGCCATTATAACAAATGGTATGTCATCGGAAAAAATGTTTCTTGAAGATAGATTTTTCTTCTTAATCCAAGTAAGAAAGAAGTCAAAAGGTGAAATCATTGAATTTACTAATGACTGCTCGGAATGTAAATCCCAAAGTCTTATTAGATTAGATTTAGGTGATCTTCCAATTATTAATAAGAAGGAAGATGAAGATAATGAATTAGATTTAAATAATGGAATAAAAGTTAAATTAAAACATATAACTCGTGGAGAACAAAAACAAATTCATCCTCGAGTTTTCAAAGGATTATCTGAAACACAAATGGGTGCTGAGATGCAATTATTCACAACTGCAATCGGTATAGAATCTGTAACAACAGAAGACTTTGGTGAAGAAACAGAATTAACTTTAGATGATAAAAAGTACTTAATAGAAAACATACCAACAAATGAGTATCAAAAGATATTAGACTGGAGCGAAGACAACTTTTTTGGAGTTAAATTTGACACTCAATTTAGTTGTGTTCACTGCCGTCACACAGAAAAAATTGACATACCAATGGAACAGGCTTTTTTTTTCTAACGAAAATGTTTGAAACAACTCTTGATGGAATAATTGATGACCAATATTGGCTATCAAGAAGAGCTCATATTAGTATATCTGAATCAAATGAAATGGCAGAGTTTGAACGATTGTTTTTTGTTAGCTTACTTCTTAGAGATATTAAAGAAGAAAGAGAATCATATGAAGGATTAAGTAAATAAGAGCTCACTTAGCCAATGGCTAATGGATCAAAAGGTCTCAAGACTCTACTTGAGACCTTTTTTTATTAGAGGATTAAATGGCACAACAAGATACTAACTTACCAGAGATTAATAAAGGAATCCAACAGGTAGTAAAAATACTATCCATTGGGGCGAGCCCGGCTGACCAGAAGAAGCTTGCAGAAATG